GCAGAAATGTCTGCCACTAACAAAAAGTCGCGGTCCACCCCTGACCTCAGCTTGACCTTAGTCACCCGTCAAAGCAGTGAGGACTTCCAGTCTCTCATCACGTGTACGAACTTCTTCCTGGTTAACGGGAAAAGCGCTTCGTCGCATGCTTATGACAACGCAGTCAGACAAATTCTGACGGCCACCTCTGTCTCCGCCATTATGGCGCAGGGAAAGACGGTGTATGACATTCAAGGCAAGCCGAGGCCCACCGGGGTCGCCCGAAGCGGCGTTGTTATGGAGCACCCCCACGTGTGTCGTGAGGAAATCACGGATCGTGACACGGAGTTCTTCCGGTCACATCCCGCGTACGAGCCTCACAGCCTACAGAGTCATCGTCACGACACACATGGCACGTTGCCACACGTCGGCCTCATGGTCGACGTTGCGTGCCACCTCACAAAGGATGAACTCGCTGTCTACTGTGCCTACACGGGAGACGGCGTCATTTATTCTGTCGAGGATGACAATTACCATTGCGCTATTCCGAGTGCGAGGTGTGTCATGGGGCACGAAGGTGCGATATTTGTCCGTGAGACCGTCGGCCATGATGACAACACTCCAGACCGCTTTCGGCCCTATATGGTCGATCGCGTCGCGTTCGTGCGAGTGGAGGGTGTGCCATTCAAGTTGACGGTCGCTGAGTTCGCTCCTGCCATAAACGGGAAGCGAGTTGTGGTTTACTCTCTTCACACGTTTCAGGACGCCCGTCACAGTGCTGACGCAGCCAACTTCCAGCACGGGCAAATAATCAATGGTTCATTTTGGTCATTTGCGCGTATGGGTCTCAAGTTGGGACATTACCGTTTCACCTCCGGTCTATCATGTCAACAGGACGTGTATGTAATTGGTGACTCAGTCCTTTTTGCCGAAAGGGGCTCAGTTGTCCAGGTCCTTGATCGTTCGAGCATTGAGCTCACTGTCAAGAACCAGGGCGGACGGCTCGTCACGACGGGCGCGTCAAATTCAGTCATGCGCCAGGTCGGTGTCGGGTTGCCAGCGGTGGATGTTGTTGCGGTCAATTTGACCTTGCAAGGGCTCTCCTCTGACAATCTTGCTGACGGGCTGGTCAACAGGTCGCAAAGGCTCACCTATTTTGAGCGAGCCTTTGGGGTCAGTCACGACGTCGATAGCCGCGCGAGAGCGGCCAATGTCGTTGGCCCCGCTGTTGACACCACAGTCTCCCAGTCCTTCACGTGTCCGTCTATGCCCACAGTCAAGACGGTTTCCAGCCTGGTTGACGTGCTCCCCAAGTTAGCCGCCATTGTGCCACTGATCGTCACGCTTCTTGCGTGGCGACGGCGTCGCAATAGTGCCCGTCTTGGGGAAACATTCGGCCTGGCGACCCGTCGGTCCCCCGTTCAGCCAAGCACACTTGCCAGTGTTGCCGATTGGCTCTGGGGAATCGCCAGTTGGTCGCCAGCGGCCTCAGTGATGGCCAGTCCCATTGAGACGGTGCTGGCCATCCCCATCATTGAGGAAGCCATCAAATCGGTTGCCGGAATTGTTGTCGGGATTGGCCCGGCCTCATTCGGCTTCGCGGTTTATGAGTGGGCCCTCCGTGGGTTCGCCACGCAAGGCGTACCAGCGGCCCTCCTCCACTGTGGAATTTCCAGGTTGTCATTTCCCATGCGCACAGCCGTGCACTGCGCTTTCAACGGAGCGTTGGTGACCATGTCAAGATTGGTCATGGGTGACATTGAGGAGGGGAACCCCGGCCCGCTGAACCCAGAAGTTGGGCGGCTCGGGTATCTGATGCCCACATCCATCTTTCCGGCCATGGCGGAAGATGCATCAATGGTTGTCACCATTAACGGCAATTCAGCTGACCATGCTGACTTGCTGCAATTAGTCCAAGGTGACCAACAAAGCGCCGTGTATCCACACGGAGTGGTTTTTGCTGGTTATACACCGCAAGTCCAGTGCAAGTCAGCCGCCAATGTTGTGGCCGGTTTGCGCACCCGGGTCCTAAAGAAAACTCCAGGCGCCATCGATGGCTGCTGGGAGGACGCGTATTCGGTTGTCAAACAGTTGTTCTACCCGAACTACATCTACTATCCGACTATTGAAGTCTGGATGGCGAGGTACGAGCCGAAGAAACGCAATGTCCTTGTCCGTAGGTTACAACAATACTTGATCGAAGGCGACGTCTCTGTGAAGTACAGGGGCAACGTTTTCAATAAGGTCGAGATGAACCATGGAACCGATGGCAACCTCAAGGACCCCCGCATCATCACAGGCCAGGTAGATGTGATGGTGCAGCTCCAAACAGGACCCTTCTATTATTCCATCATGAAGGCGCTCTGTGAGCAGTGGAACGGAACCACATGGTTCAAATCCTCAGTCGGCCCGACATGTATCTTCATGGCCTCTGGGGTTGACCCAACCCGAGAGTCCACATCCCTGAACCAGAGATTCGCTGATTTTGCGAATTCTGTGAGAAACACGTTGCACTCCGTTAAGCAAGGGTGTGCAATTGCGATATCAGGCGATGATTCATGGGTTGCCATAAAGACCAGTGGTGTAGTGTATTATGTAACATTCGACGGCAAGCGTTGGGATGTCCATTATAACTCAGATGCTCTCAAGTGTGAGCACGAGTTTTTCCGTAGCTGCGCTGAATGGACCAATTACTCCGGCCAAACCTATCTCGATGAGACGGTTTGTGACTGGAGCACAGTGGCCAAAGCCCACCAGGAATCCATCCGTGGAATATTCACTTGTACCCACTTCTTGAAAGATGGTGTCAAGATCGCTGGACGCGCCCCAAGTGTGCGCCGTAGTGGTGATGGCAACACTTCAGTAGGGAATGGTGTGGGTAACGTCATGGGTTCCTTTCGTCTCATACGCTCGGTCATGAGCCGCATGGAACATGACCGTCTCACTTCCGCCCAACATGATCCGCTCCGGCTCATCAGAGACTCCACATTCCTCAATTGGAAGGAGCTCGGGTTCACTGGAGACGTTAACGTTACTACTGACCCCTCTCTCACCGACTTTTGTTCGGCGAGGCTCATGCCCATTGACAATATGTTGTACGCCATCCCAAAGGTCGGTAGATTCCTTAGGAGATCAGGCTGTGCGACGACTAAGTTGTCAAACGACCAAGTGTCAGCACTTTGTATGCAGTGGCATGAGTATCGCTTTGTCCCCTTCATGGGCGACATCATTACCCATATGACGTCGCTCTACGGACTGGCTGAGGGTGCTCTTCCCACAGGATTCGAGTACACCATGGTATTCGGTTCCAAGGAATCAGTGCCAGCTCCATCTGATGACACTTGGGCTTGGTTCTCCAAAGTCTATGGAGTCACGCAGGATGATTGTCAGGAGTTTAAGACCAGGTGCTTGGGTGAATTATCACTGCCATACCTGGCCGTTCCCACAGCCGGTGCCCGTCTTTTGATGGACACTGATTGCTGACAATTAACGTCCACGTCCTGCACGGACATTAAACAGTGCACGTCTTCCAAGACGTTAAATTGTTGGGCGGGAAACTGCAGCGATGTTGCCACATCTAAACTGGCCTGTGCTTGCTTAGCGAAAATATACACCGTTTCGATTCACATCGAAATGACCAAAACGCAGGCACAGAAAGCGCGTGCGCGCGCCGCGGCCGCTCAAGGCCGCCGCAACGCCCCTCGGGTAGCCTCAGCTCCCCAAAATCCCAGGCGGCGCACAAATGTCAACACCTTGGCCAAGCACCGACCACCTCGTTGGTACTTCGGTGCCGAGAATGTTGGCATTGGTTCTGGAGAACGTCCCGGAGGCAAACGCGGTCGCAATATCGGCAACCGTGACATCGGGTCCCAGAATCAGGCCATTCACCTTGACCGGTCCGCAAATGTGATCGAGCAAGATGAGTCTATCGGATCTGTCAACGGAGCCACGTCATTTGACTCCAATCAGGTCGCCATCAACGTGGGACAATCCGCGGTTTTTCCGTGGTGCAGTCAACTTGCGCCTCTTTATGAGCGCTACAAGTTTGAGTACTGCGAGTTCTACTACAAGCCGTGGGTTTCCGGTTATTCCACGGACGGCCAAACAGGCAAGGTCATCATGTCATGTGACTATGATTCTGCCACAGCTGATCTTCAGACCTATCAGCAGGCCGAGACCATGAACCCCCACGCCGACGGCATGCCCTATGACAATATTGGGCTGCGGTTGGACCCCGAGCGACTCACTCCCGGAGTGGGTCTCTTTATTCGCACTGGCATTCTTCCAGTCAGCACTGACATCAAGACATATGATGCTGGAGTTGTCTTTATCAGTGTGAAAGGCACCACTGGCACTTCTGCCATCGGTGAGCTCCGGGTTAGATACAAAGTGCGTTTGATGAACCCTCGTCTGCCAAATTTGGCGCCCGCCCCTGTCACTCACACAGTGGCCAAGTGGTGGGATGTTGCGGGCACCGCCCTCACCTCAAACGTTTGGACGCAGCAGGGCTTCGACACCCTGAGCCACAATGGTTTGGGTATCACCAATAACGCCGGCCTGCTCACCTTTAGCGCTGGCCACTACTATATCAGCATGTCCGGCTACGTCATCGCCGCCGCCGGTAGCCCAATTACAACTGTTGGATACCGTGTCATGTACAATGGCGTCGCTATTGGCTGGATGGCCGATTCGTCCACTGGCCACGTCGTGGCGGCCACCAATTCGTGGCCTTACACCGTCGGTTTTGTCATTGCCACATCAGTCGGCGATACCATTTCCGTCGAGACCACTGCCACGTACGCCACCAGCACTGTTACTTCCACTGGAACTATCAGTATCATCGCTGTATGATTCAGCGATGAAGGCTGTCAAATGGGATTAGCCAACCC